GTCCCCTTTCTCAAAAAGTTTGAGTCAACTGTCCGATGCTGCACTCAAAACGGGATCAGAGGCGGTTCAGCAACTGTCCACTTCCCTATTTGGCATCAAGAAATCAGAGACATCCTCGTCCTCAAAAACAACAAAGGAACCGAAGACAACAGAGTCAGAAAACTCGACTACAGTATCCAGTTAAGTAAAATATTCTATGAACGTTTTATCCAAGATAAGGAAATCTCGTTATTTTCCCCTCATAATTGTCCTAACTTGTTTGAGAGTTTTGGGACCCCTGAGTTTGATGAGTTATATTGCCGTTACGAATCTGATGAATCAATCCCAAGAACTACCGTCTCAGCACAAGAACTAATACTTGATCTTCTTAAGGAGAGAGCAGAGACTGGTCGTATCTATATTATGAACCTTGACCATTGTAATAGTCATAGTTCATTTAAAGATAAGGTTGAGATGAGTAACCTTTGTCAAGAGATCACTCTACCTACTAAACCATTACAACACATTGATGATCCAGAAGGAGAGATTGCCCTTTGCATTCTCTCTGCTGTCAATGTAGGTAAGGTAAGATCTGATACTGAACTTGAGGATCTTTGTGATCTATCAGTTCGTGGACTAGAAGAATTAATTGATTACCAGAATTATCCTGTCATTGCAGCAGAGATTGCTACCAAGGCACGTAGATCCCTTGGAGTAGGGTTCATTGGACTTGCACATTATCTTGCTAAGTTAGGTTTTAACTACGACTCACAGGAGGCATGGGATGCTGTTCATGGACTTTCTGAATCATTCCAATACTATCTACTTAAGTCATCTAATGAGATTGCTAAGGAAAAAGGTAAGTGTAGATACTTTAGTCAGACTAAGTATGCTGATGGAATTCTTCCAATAGATACATATAAAAAAGACGTAGACGAGATTTGTTCTCAACCACTTACACATGATTGGGATAGTCTTAGGACATCTATCAAGCAGCATGGACTCAGGCACAGTACTCTGTCCGCACAAATGCCTTCGGAGAGCAGTTCCGTTGTGTCAAACGCAACCAATGGAATCGAACCTCCTAGAGATTACTTGTCCATTAAGAAGTCAAAGAAAGGACCTCTTAAGCAGATTGTTCCGTCTTATAACACCCTGAAGAATAACTATACTTTATTATGGGATATGCCTAGTAACAATGGGTATATCAACGTGGTTGCAGTAATGCAAAAGTTTTTTGATCAGGCGATCAGTGGTAACTGGTCATATAATCCCACTCACTTTGAAGACTCTGATGTACCTGTATCACAAATGGCACAGGATCTTTTGACGACTTATAAATTAGGTTGGAAGACATCTTATTATCAGAATACTTATGATAATAAACATGATGAGACTGAACCATCACATCCTGTAGGATGGCACGATAATGTATCGGAAGTTGGTATTCAAGGTGAGGGACACGATTTACTTAATGAGTTATGTGAGATTGATGATGATGATTGTGAGTCATGCAAAATTTAAGGTATAATGAATCAATTCAATTTTCAACAGTCATCAGGTACAACTATGGATAAAAAAGTGAAGGGGATGACTGTCTTCAACACAAATGAAGTAGATACTAAAAAGCAACCAATGTTCTTTGGTGCTCCTCTTGGGGTTCAAAGATATGATAGTTTTAAGTATCCACAGTTTGAGAATTTAACAAAGCAACAGTTAGGATATTTTTGGAGACCAGAAGAGGTATCCTTACAAAAGGATCGTGGAGACTTCCAATCTTTACGTCCAGAACAAAAACATATATTTACATCTAACTTAAAGTACCAGACTATGCTTGACTCAGTTCAAGGTAGAGCACCTGGTATGGCATTCATTCCTTATTGTTCTTTACCTGAGTTAGAAGCATGCATGGAGTGCTGGTCTTTTATGGAAATGATTCATAGTAGATCATATACTTATATTGTTAAGAATGTATATCCAAAGGCTTCTGATGTATTTGATACTATTCTTAGAGATGAAAAGATTTTAGAACGTGCTGCTAGTGTTACTGAGTCTTACGATAACTTCATTGCATATGCACAGGAGTATGGTCAGAGCACTGCTTGGACAGATGACATGAGAGACCATCCCAATTCGCAATGGACAAGAAAAGATTTAAAGCGTTCACTTTATAGAGCAGTTGCCAATGTCAATATACTGGAAGGTATTCGTTTTTATGTTAGTTTCGCTTGTAGTTTTGCCTTTGGTGAACTTAAACTTATGGAAGGGTCAGCTAAGATCATATCCCTTATTGCAAGAGATGAGAATCAACACCTCGCCATCACCCAAAACATATTAAACTATTGGAGGAAGGGTCATGATGATCCTGAGATGGCACAGATTGCAAAGGAGGAAGAAGATTGGACATACCAAATGTTTGATCGTGCTGTGAATGAGGAGAGAAAATGGGCAGAGTATTTATTTAAGGATGGAAGTATGATTGGATTGAATGATAAACTTTTACAGAAGTATGTTGAGTGGATTGCAAACCGTCGCATGAGGTCTATTGGTTTAAAACCAGTGTATGACATTCCTGCTAAAAACAATCCATTACCTTGGACAGAGCATTGGATCTCTTCTAAGGGATTACAGGTAGCACCACAAGAGACTGAGGTTGAGTCTTATGTTGTTGGTGGTATTAAACAAGACGTTAAGAAGGACACCTTCTCAGGATTTAAATTATGACCACATTTATAGTATGGGTATGTATTACAATTCTGTTGTACATATTTTTGAAAAATACAATCAACAATGCGTAAATATATTTTTGATGTTGACGGAACTCTAACTCCTAGTCGCAAAAAAATTGAGCATGAGTTTTGGGCTCCGTTCCTTATATTCTGTCGTAACAATCACGTCTCTCTGGTTACTGGTAGTGACCGTGAGAAGACTGTAGAGCAGTTAGGACTTGATATATGCTACACTGCTAAACGAGTATACAATTGTTCTGGTAGTGATGTATATGAAAAGAATAAAAATGTTTATAGGGATGCTTGGGAACTACCTAAGCAGGTGGAAAAATTTTTAGAAGATGAGTTAGCATATAGTTGCTTCCCTATTAGGAATGGTTTACACATTGAGAGAAGACCTGGTGGAGTAAACTTCAGCATTTTAGGTAGAGGTAAAGATACCTTGAATGGAAGAGAAGAGTATGTTAAGTGGGATAAGGAGAGATTAGAGAGAGTTGATATAGCAGAGAGACTTAAGACCCAGTTCCCAGACCTAGAGGTACAGGTAGGAGGTCAGACTGGATTAGATCTAGCACCAAAGGGAAGTAACAAAAGTCAAATCTTAAGAGACTTTGATAAAACTGATGACCTACACTTCTTTGGTGACATGATGGAGGAAGGACAGAATGATTATCCTTTAGCAATGGCAATATTAGATAATATGATGGGAACTTGTTACAATGTAAGCGACTATAAAGAGACTCAAAAATTGTTGCTAAATATTTGATATGAAAATTAAATTTATGACATGGCTAAAACAGGAGTTTATGAAAACCCCTGGATATATGAGGGTGAACCTTTCACTACTGACGATATTGGCGATCAGTTCGGTTTCGTCTACCTCATTACTAATCTTAAATCGGGTAGGAAGTACATCGGAAGGAAGAACTTCCAACAGCATCGAAAGCCTAGAGGTAGCAGACGCAAACGGACGAGTGAGAGTAACTGGAAAGCATACTACGGAAGTTCTAAAGAACTTAACGAGGACAGGAAACTTCTGGGGAATAGTTCCTTCTCAAGAGAAATCCTCGGACTCTATAAAACTCAAGGAAAAGTAAACTACGAAGAAACGAGACAATTATTTTTACATAATGTCTTAACAGAATCTCTTGACGATGGCACTCCTGCATACTATAATAGTAATGTTTTAGGACGCTACTACAAGAAAGACTACTACGAAGGAACTCTTTTTTCCTAAATAATTACTACCTTAACAGGTAAAAACCAGCCAAGTAGAAGAATTTGACGATGTGGATGCAACTTATTTGCTGCCACATTTTCTGTTTCATGTACGCATTTTTCTATGTTGGGTTACTAGTACAACTTAATGACAAGTAAGTATACTAGGGACATGCTAGTCAAGTCCATAGTTGCAAATCACATGTCTGGTATAGGATCAACTATAGGTAACAAAACCTATGTCAGTCAACTCAAAGATTTGTATCATAAATGGGAGCATGTTTCTTCAGAAGATTTAATCTTCATGTATAATAAAATACAAAAGACTGCTATCACACTAAGTCAACTAACACCTTAAAATTCTTTTGTTATGATTCCAATTCCTTTAGTATGTTTAATGTACTCTACTCTCGATCCCGCTGAGTATGTAGAAATAGCAAGAGTAGTACAAGTTGAGGCATACCGTCATTCTAATGATGAATACGGTGTTGCTGCTAACATTATGAACCGAGTTGCATCTGACGACTTCCCAGATTCTATACAGGGAGTTACCAAGCAACCCCATCAATACGATGGATTAAAAAGATTTCCGAATAAGAAGATAGATCCAGAATTAGTCGCAAAATTATCATCACCTAAAGGACAACTCGGTGTTTGTAATGCTCTGAATAAATTGGAAGGACGTAAGTATTTTAAGGGACAATCACTACTATATAATAGGGTTCCTGAAGAGGACCCTATGTTCCATCCTAATGGAAATTTTTACCATCACTGACAATTATGGATTTAGACAAACAGCAAGGTATTAAGCACGTCAACAGGGAAGACCTCGGAGATTTTGGTGCTGATAATATTTCTGGGTTCCAAAAATATATTGCACAACAGATTGGAGATGATGAGAATTCTATCTTACCTCAGGTAATGGAGAAGAATGCTCAATCGGAATTTTTATACAAGCATTCTGAAGCACATAGTGGAGAACTAGATGTTGTCACTGGAATGCCTACAGGCAGGAAGAAGACACAGAAGTTTGAAGATCACTTCATGCCCAAACGTGAAAAAAAAGAATGGCTTGACAACCAGTAGACACCCTGATATAATACATTTGTTGAGGCGACGGTCTTGACAAGGGAGTGACTGAATAAACTTTCTGGCATATAGCTGGTTAAGGTGATGAGACACAGGTGGTGCTGCTGCGAGAGCAGAATCGACTTACCAGTCGGGTCTCAAGCAAGGACGTAAAATTTACTACTGTAGTAATGCCCGTTCTTTGTTGGTAATACAGAAATCCAACCTCCCACACACTCTTTTTAAACATGTACGAACTAACTAAAAATAGGTTCCAAAAGTGTAAGAAGGTAACATGGGATGATGTGATTGATAAAATGGATCACGATCTTTCCTCTGATCGTTGTAGAATTGTTGGTGAAGGAAGCGGTACGTTTCCTTCTCTTTTTACTTTCAGTGAGAATTATTTTCCTGGTACACTTTATCCTGCTCTTGAAGAGGTTGATCTTCAGGAATCTGGTATCAATAGCATGCATGTGTACGCTTCATTCATTAGAGGAGCACCTACCTATGGTAGACACAATGATGATACGGATGTTATTATAGTACAAGCAAGAGGTAAAATGACATATGGTTTTGATGATGGTACATATGCACATCTAGAACCAGGTGATAGTCTTTTTATTCCTGCGTATACATATCATAATCCGATATGTAATAAAGGTCCACGAATTAGTTTGAGTTTTGGGTATGCCAACAAGAGAAGATCTACTACACTACCGACTTCAAGCAGTACTCAGGGAGAATAATTTTCCTGATTTAGAATATATTGGAGAGCGTCCTAGTTATAAAACAGGTGATATGGTTCATTGGTATCGTATAGGAAAAGCAGAAGTTCCTGTTGATGCTATCACAGAGTTTGAAACGGAGGTAGAAGAAGATGATGTTAGTTAGGTGTAAGATGTGTGGAGTGGAATTAGCAAGTTCTAAGAAACCTCAGTGCTGCGGTTGTTCCAATCAAATGATTGTGAGTGACGAGAGTGTGAGTGCTAAGGATCTTAGTAGTGTTGTTATGCTTAACCACATTCATGGCGTGGAAGAGACCACACTCAGTAAAGAAGAATTAGAGTGGCAAGAAAATAGGAAGAGAAGAAAAGTTAAACGATTGGATTTTGAAGTACGATGAATATTCATGATTATATAAAGACCCTAGGGTATGAAGATGATTCACCAATTGAAGGAGTTCAACTTAAGGTTGGGACAAAGTTTGCCTTTGAGTTTAGGGGTAATGGAATAGTTGTTTGTCCTTATGTAATTGAGTATAAGAATAAATTAACTTATATCAACCTTGAATATGAACAGTTAAGATCTAAACATTCTCCTTCTAAAGTTACGGATAAGATTAAACATCTAATCCAAAATATTAGGTATCCAGAACCAGGTAGAGTTGGTGACGTTGGATGGGATGTTAAATACCTTGTAGATCCAAGGGAGTTCACCCCCAAAGAACGTGCTAAAATTGCTATCAGTAGTTTTAGAAAAATGAAAGAGTTGTTAATAGGAACTGACTCTGGTATGGCAGGACTTAAGGGAGAACCTGGAGATATAATTGTCTCTGATCCACTTGGGATTAAATTTGATTTAGGTCACACCAAAGAATCTGAACAGCAAGGAACTATTCAGAGAAGCGTTCTATCAAAAAAAGTATTCAATTTTGGTGATGTTAAAGAAGATGGTATGCAGTATGCCATCTATGATGAGGATTACAATTTACAACCAATCTAAAATGTTTATTAACGAAGTAACAAAAATAGATCCTAAGATCTTTACCGATAATCTAGACAAGATTAAACAGGACTATATCCGATTCAGGGATATGCAATACTTTTTTGATTACTCTCATAATTATAATCTTACTGCCGACGCTACTGATTTTGAATCTTTTATTCCAGAGTATACTGGATACATGTGGCAAGTATGTCCTTTAGTTTTTAGTCGTAAAGAAATCAAACTTACACCATTAGAAGTAAGACATTCCTTTACCACTGATTTACTCTTAGCACAGGATATAAAACCAATTCTTGCAGTCTTCTCTATACTAGAACCAGGTGCAGAGTTAGATCCTCATGCTGATGGAGATAAGAGAATAGATCCTCAGTATATGGATTCTACAGTATATAAATTTCATCTATCTTTAGACATACCAGAGGATGGTGATAGTGCATTGATATGTGGTGGTGAGACTAGATTACTAGGCAACGGTGATTTAAATATATTTGATGAGGAAGGAGAGCATTATGCATATAATAAAAGTAGTGGTAGAAGAGGAGTCCTTATCGTCTCATATATAAAAGCAGAGATTGACAAGTAACAATCTTGAATGTAAAATATCGTTATATTAAGGTATGATATGGCAAGTGATCGAGAGCATGGTTTAAGTATTGAGCCTCATGTAGTTGCGGATTCCCCAGTAGTTTTTTGGCAAGAGAAACTTCCACCTGAGTTAGTGGATCTCATGGTAAAGGAACTTAAACAGATGGAAGAAGATAGAGTTCCATTTGAGGATGCTGGTGTTGGTGGTGACCAGTATGGAAGAAATGATCTTACTGTACGTAATTCTAAAGTTAATTGGTGGTATGAAGATCACTGGGCAAATAGTGTTATATCACATTATATAAATCTAGCAAATAAAAGAACGTGGCAATACGATTTAAATACTCTTGAGAGTATTCAAATCTCTGTGTATCAGGAGGGTGGTCACTATGGATGGCATAGTGATTATGGAACATCTACTAAACAGAACTGGACACGTAAGTTAAGTGCCAGTGTTTTAGTAACAGATCCTAGTGAGTATGATGGTGGTGATTTAGTCTTCATAGATTATCATGGTAATGAAATTAATACTCCAAAAGAAAAAGGTACTATTATAGTTTTTGATTCTAGAGTTCCTCATAAGGTAAAGAAAGTAACTAAAGGTAGAAGAGTGTCTCTTGTAACTTGGATGTATGGTCCTAAGTTGAGGTAGTCATGCCTGAATTTTTTGGTGAGAATCAAGGTTGGGAAGGTAAAAAAAGTAATTGGAGACCTTCAGTTAAATGGCCTCGGTTTACTAAAGAAGGATTTAAGAAAGTAAAAATTCCTGATGATATCTACGCAGATATCATGGAGCATTATAGTAGGTGTAAGTTTGGAGAAGAGATTAATGATGAGAGAGGATTTGATGAGGATTATGGTGAGTATGTTGTTGGTGGATCTATAGCAGTTAGGTTTGCAAAAAAACCAGAAGAGGTGTATTATAAGAGGTCTACACTACCACAAGATCTTATTCAAAAATGGAGTAAGCAATTACAACCATTAATGGAAGAGTGGAGTGGGGTAGACCTTGAGTTCTCTGCTGGATATGGTATAAGGGAATACATTCCAAATTCCATTCTATCAATTCATAGAGATAAGGCAGAGACTCATGTTATCAGTATTATAATTTTTATTGATGAGAGTCCTGAAGAAACTAAGTGGCCTTTGGAATTTGTTGATCATGATAAAGTTATACATAGGGTAACATTTGAAAAAGGAGATATGCTTTTTTATGAAAGCTTATGTCCTCACTCAAGAAATACACCATTCTTGGGTAAGTTTTATAGGAACATGTACTTCCATTGGCGACCTGTCGATTGGAATAGTACAGAGTACCTAGGTCAAAAATGTAAATACTCCTGCATGCAGGAAGTTCTCGATGAGGAGATCGAACAATGAACGCACAAGTACAGACTGAAAAAATTTCTTTGGAGTACTTCAAAGATAATTTCCAAGAAATATGGAGTCAATGTGGACGTGGACGAACTTATCAAATTGAAGGAGACTTTGAAGTCCTTGAGTTGAGGAACATTGGAGTAGTAGAAAGGAAATTAGTAAAACCAGAATGGCCACCTGCAGATACTAATCATTTGGGTTGGGAACCATCTTGCGATATCTAACGGTATCGTCTATAATATATAAAAGTAAACAAAGAGTCATCGAGGAAATGACACTCACTTCTAAATTCAAAAAAGATCTAAGCACTCTACGTGCTGCTGCAAACAAAGAAATTTATTTAGATATAAAAAATCCAAAACTATATAAAAAAGTTATGAGATATTATGTGAGTGAAGGTGTAGAATTATCAGGAGAAGATCCTGATGCAGACTACAATAATATTATGGAGTGTATTGCAGAGGATCTTATTGGAGTGATATGAATAAAAAAACTGAGATAGAAACAACATACTTGGATAAGTTTATCGGGATCTGGGATAATGCCTTTGATCCCGATTTTTCTAAATGGATTATTGATTATTGGAAGACTACAAAATATATTGCTAATAGGAATAACCCAGTACAACAAGACAAACAAATCGCACTGAATAGTTTTTCTCCTGGTGAGGCAAATTATATACAAGAACGTGTTGATGACTGCTTTGGTATGTACATGGATAAGTACCCATATCTTTCTAATTTCAATTTCTATAGTGGATTAGTTTTACTTCAAAAGACTGAACCTATGGAAGGGTATCATGCGTGGCATGCTGAAGATAGTACATGGGAAGCACAACTTCGTACTCTTGCTTGGACAGTATACTTTAATGATATTAATGATAGTGGTGAAACAGAATTTTTATATCAACAAACTAAAGTAACTCCTAAGAAAGGTAGGATCGCTATATGGCCAGGTTCTTTTACTCATTTACATAGAGGTAATCCACCTAACAAAACTAAGTATATTGCTACTGGGTGGTATGCTGGAGATGGTGGTATGAATTATTTTAAACCTGGACAAAATGGAAAGGTTCAAGGTAATTGATGTACCACATTTAGAATGGCACGTAACACATTCCTGCAACTTTACTTGTCAGGGATGTGGACATTTTACTAACGATGGTTATAAAGAAAATTTTACAGTAGATGAATTAAAGTCTTGGTATCTCCCTTGGATTGATAAGATCAGACCGAGGGAGTTATCTATGCTTGGTGGTGAACCATTATTGAATAAAGATATTATAGAAATCATCTATATGACAAAAGAGATTTGGAGTATAGAATCTGATCAGTTATTTGAATTGGTAACTAATGCTTTATTGATTGATAAACATCCTGATCTTCCCAAGGCATTATCTGATACTAATTGTGTTCTTACAATTACAAAACATTCTGATGATGATAATTATATAAAATTATTTGATAAATGTATTGATAAAATTAAATCTTGGGGTGTGGAATATATTATACATGATGCAGTTGACTATTGGTTAAAGGCATATGTAGGTTATGGTCCTACGATTGAACCAATAGGAAGTGATGACTTCAAAGAGAGTTGGGATAATTGTCCTACAGGACAAGAGAACTTCCAACTGTATAGAGATAAAATATATAAGTGTGCTCCTTTAGCATACCTACCTCTACAAAAAGAAAAGTATAATCTCTCAGATAAATGGGAACCATATCTTAAATACATACCATTAAGTCCTGATGGAGATATAGAGAAGTTCTTCTCCAGAAAGGCAGAGACTGTTTGTGCAATGTGCCCCAAGAAATCAGGTCGATTTAAAAAACCATCTCCATTATATTCTCCTAAACATTATGGAATTTTATAATAAAAGTGATCTATTCTCTGAGGGTATAAGATTAGAACTAATTGACAAATTAGAAAGACATTTTGAAGAGAACTTATATGATGCAGATAATGGTATACTACAAGTTACACAATGCATTATTGATTGTCATGGATTAGCATTAAGTCCTAGTTCTTATTTTCCTTATGTTGATAGGTGTTGGAATATATTTGTTTTAAAGGTAAGAGATTGTATTCATGAGTATGCTGAACAGGTTGGTATAAATCCTAGTTCTATGATACCGTTCTCTTGCTATGCTGAACGATTAAGTTATTCTATGTTTGATGGTTTAGATCCTCAAACTTGGAAGCATACTATATGGAGAAGAATGTATGAGTCTGGAGATTCATATGATCTTAAAGAATGGAGAGTTAATAAAGATGCTGGTATGATTACAGGATATAAAAATAGAGGTAATACTAAAGTTCTTACTGACAAACAAGTTAAGTGTCCTTTTATAAGAACAGTATTTTACTTACAAAATAAAGATCAAGCATATGGAACTCATATTGAAAACGGAAAAGAAACATACAGACATATTGGGAAAGAGAATTCTATATTAATATATCCAAACCTCCCTTCTTATAATGTATTACCACATAACCCAGAATATATAGAGACTTCTCCACCAACTAATATTATATTTGAATGGTATATTTGGGATCTTCTTCCTAAAGGTGCTAAAGGTTTTGGACAAAAACTTAGATCACCTGACTGGGTACTACCGTAGGATCAAACTCCCTATCATAACTTTTTGTTGGATGATATGTTTTCTTCATAAATGTATCTACAACAACTGTATACCTTGGATATTTTTCTACAACATTTAGTGGTGGATATATTGCACTATGGTATAGTCTAGCATCATATATGAGAGCAGTATTCTCTACACCTTGATGCATATAGATTTGCTTATCACTTACCTTAACCATTGTTCCATATTTTGGATCTGGATTTTTTAAATAGATGATTACTCCTATAGGATTGTTATCATGGTTATGGAGATTTTTATATGGGGTAAAGGTATCTATTTTATTCTTTGCAAGGGGATCATCTTCTGGTAGACCATTATATCTTGTGACCCATGATGAATGAAAATTTACATACTTATAATTTAAATCTGCTAACTTACAATATTGAACTATACCTGATCTAACTCTATCATATAAAGTATTCCATACATATTGATCTTTGACTTCATTTAAAATATTCAAAGTTGCTTCTGGAGGGAACACTTCAATAGTAGGATCTTTTTTAATTTTTGTAATTAGTTCATCGCAACCCCCTAGTAGTCCTTCTATGATTTCTTCTGGAAGGAAGTTTTGTATGTTTAAGAAATAATTATCATTAAACTTTTTTACTTGTACTTTAGATGTCATCTTGATCTTGCAATTTTTCCATTACAGTTGTCTTTCCTATTGGTGCTATATCATTAAGACCATTGGCATCAAACCAAGGTGCTTCTTCCCAATCAAATCCTTCGCCAAATGTATTGTCGGGTGACATAACATACCAATGACACTGAGCGTCAGGTATATCTACAGCACAAACTGCCCAGTCATCTGCCCATTGTGGTACTTGTACCCACATGATTGCCACTATTAACATAGAGGATAATAATCCCCATTCTCTCCAATCGTTCATAATATTAAAATTGTTTGTGATCCGTCCTTATTATCTATTATAGTTATTTTCTTCTTTGGAAATGATTTTTGTAATAAATTTTTTAATTTTCTATTCTTAAACATTAATAATAATGTCATGCTGCTGGTTTACTCCGTTTAAATGATTCTCCTCTAACATGCATACTATATTTAAATTCATAGTCTGCTATGATAGTATATCTAGGATACTTTTTTGTTATTGTCATAGGAGGATAAACTGCACTATGGAATAATCGACCATCAAATATAATTATTGAGTTCTCTTCACCAAAGTTTAACATATTTTTTCCACCTGCTTTTTTTATTAGTGTACCATATTTTTTATCTGGATTCTTTAAATAGAATACACTAGTTACTGGATCACAGTCAAGATGTGCATGCATGTTGCCTTCAGTAGAATGTCTTCTTAGTCTATCAACTAAATCTACTTCCATCTTATGAGGAAAGTTTAAATCTTTAACTCTAGTAATCCAAGAGGCATGACGACTTAGATAATCCATAGGGATATCTACTAACTTACTATATTCTTTTACTATATCATCAAGGGTATTATAATATCTTATCCATATAGGATCGTTCTTAAATTCTTCATGCTCAAAAAGTCTTCCCGATGCTTCAGGTGGGAAGACTTCTTCTGTAGTATCCTTCCTAGTTTTTTCTAACCAATAAGCAGAAGACTTGTATAACTTTTTTAAAAAAGTCTTAGGAAATATATCAGTAACTTTATAGAAGTGATATCCGTCAACTTCAATACTCTTTACTTTACTCACTTTATGAATTGTTATGTAGAGATATTTATGCTATACTTAGATCATATAATGCCCATACTATGAAGACAGCTTTAATAACTGGAATCACGGGTCAGGATGGATCTTACCTTGCGGAGTTACTTCTAGAGAAGGGATATGATGTTCATGGTATTGTTCGTCGTTCTTCGATGATTAATACAGATAGGATAGATCATATCTTTGACAAGATTACTCTTCACTTCGGTGACATGACTGACTCTGGTAATATCATTCACGTAATACAGAAAGTTAAACCAGACGAAATTTATAATCTCGCAGCACAGAGTCATGTCAAAGTATCTTTTGAGATGCCTGAGTATACAGGTTTAGTTGATGCTATGGGAACTCTGAGAGTTCTTGAAGCAGTAAGGATTCTTGAGATGCAAGATAATTGCAAAGTTTATCAGGCATCAACTTCAGAATTATATGGATTGGTTCAAGAGACTCCACAAACTGAGGAGACTCCATTCTATCCACGTTCACCTTATGGTGTAGCAAAGTTATATGGATATTGGATCATCAAGAATTATAGAGAGTCATATGGAATGTATGCTTGCTCTGGTATTCTGTTTAATCATGAGTCTCCACGTAGAGGTGAGACCTTTGTAACTCGTAAGATTACTCGTGGTTTATCTCAAATCTCATGTGGTTTACAGAAGGAACTTGTCTTAGGTAATATCAATGCAAGACGTGACTGGGGTCATGCTAAGGATTATGTTGAAGCAATGTGGTTGATGTTACAACAAGATCAACCTAAAGATTATGTTATTGCTACAGGTCATGACTATAGTGTTAAAGAGTTTGCTGAGAAAGCAGCAGTATATTTTGGAATCAATCTTAGGTGGGAAGGAGAAGGATTAGATGAGGTTGGTATAGACAAAGCTAGTGGGAAAACCGTCATCCGATGCAGTGATAAATATTATCGACCTGCTGAAGTTGAGACTTTATTAGGTGATGCTCGTAAAGCAAAAGATGAATTGGGTTGGGAACCTAAGATCTCTTTTGATGAATTAATTGAGGATATGTGTATCTATGGACAGTAGTTCTAAAGTATTCGTTGCAGGACACAACGGTCTAGTTGGTTCTGCCATTATTAGAAGTCTAGAGTCAAAACATTACAATAACATTTTCTGGGTACGAAGAAAAAATTGTGACCTGACAAATAGAAATCAGGTTGATCATTACTTCGATCAATCAAAACCAGAGTATGTTTTTCTTGCTGCCGCAAAGGTCGGTGGTATTATAGGTAATAAAAAATTCCCTGCAGAATTCATCTATGACAATCTGATGATTCAGACAAATGTCATAGACGCTGCTTATCGTCACGGTGTTAAAAAACTTGTATTCTTAGGATCATCTTGTATCTATCCTAAGATGGCAAAGCAACCAATAACAGAGGATCAGTTGATGACTGGTACTTTGGAACCAACTAATGATGCTTATGCTATTGCTAAGATAGCAGGTATCAGGATGTGTCGTGCTTATCGTGAGCAATATGGATTCAATGCTATAGCATTACAACCAACAAACTTGTATGGTGAGAATGATAACTTCCATCCAGAACACGGTCATGTAATTCCAGGTATCATGCGTAGAATGTATGATGCAAAACAGAATGGTGATCCTGAGTTTGCTTGTTGGGGTGATGGATCTGCTATGAGAGAATTCCTTTACATTGATGATCTTGCTGAGGCATGTTATACTTGCATGGATAAGTATGACTCTGATGAGATTATTAATGTTGGTAGTGGCGTTGATGTGACTATCAAAGAACTCACAGGTCTTATTGCTGATGTAGTTGGTTACACTGGCAAGATTGTTTGGGACACTAGTAAACCTAACGGTACACCTAGGAAGGTTCTCAACGTGGATAAAATTAAGTCTCTTGGATGGGAACCAACCTTGGATCTCAAAGAAGGACTACAAAAAACTTTTGAATGGTATAAAGAGAATCATGATCGGGTTTAATCGCTTAGGACTATTAGGAAGACTGGGTAATCAGATGTTCCAGTATGCTTCGTTAAAAGGCATTGCTGCTAACAATGGTTATAACTGGATGATTCCACCACCACCAGAAGGTAACTTTAAGGAGTGGCAAGATCATCAATTGTTTTATCCATTTGAATTAAAGAATCTTCACAACCTTAATGTTCAATATACTGATGGTGAAAGACCTACAGTAAAAGAAAAATCATTTGCTTTTGATAAAGACCTTTTTAATAATTGCCCTAAGTGGGTAAACATAGAAGGGTATCTTCAAAGTGAGAAGTACTTTAAAAATATTGAGAAAGAGATTAAGGAAGACTTTGCTTTTAAAGAAGAGTTTGCTAAACCATCTAGAGATATGATTGCTACTGTAGAAGAACCAGTTGCACTTCATATTCGTAGGACTGACTATTTAAAATTAGATCATCATAATAGTCTTGGATTAGATTATTATGAGAAGGCACTTGGAGAATTTGATAGTGATCGCACTATTATTATTTTCTCTGATGATGCAGAGTGGTGTAAAGAACAAAAGTTATTTGATGGTGATAGATTTTTAGTTGCAGAAGGTAATATTAACTATGTTGACTTATGTCTCATGACATTATGTACTGGACATATTATTGCTAATTCTTCATTCTCTTGGTGGGGAGCATGGTTATCTAATAGTAAGAAAGTTATAGCACCTAAGAATTGGTTTAGTGGTCATCTTGAAGAACAAGATACTACAGATCTTTATTGTCCTGAATGGGAGGTAGTATAATGAAAGTTGCTGTTGTTTTTATAGGTACTGATAAGTATCTTGACTTCTTACCTAAGTGGTATGAGAGTTGTGAAGAGTATCTTCTTCCAGATGTTGAGAAGAAGTATTTGGTATTTACTAATGGTGAGATACCAGAACCACCAGAGAATGTTATTGTATATCAACAAGAACATTTAGAGTGGCCTTACATTACTTTGTATAGATTTAAAATGATTATGCAATCATTTGATGATATTAAAGATTGTGATTATTTACTCTTCTTAGATGCAGATATGCGTGTAGTTGATAAGGTAACTACAGAAGATCTTATTGATGATACTAAGAATTATATTGGTGTTCATCATCCATGTCATTATCTTGGAATGGAACCTCATAACAAAGCACCTGGTGCATTTGAAGTTCGTCCAGTATCCCGTGCTGCTGTAACAGAAGATGAGTTAATGGATGTATATTATCAGGGATGTCTTTGGGGTGGTAAACTCCCACATGTTCTTGACATGGTTAAGGAACTTGATAGTAGAACAGATGAGGATCATGATAAAGACATCATTGCTCAGTGGCATGATGAGAGT